GCCAACTCACCGCTGACTAAATTGGTGTTAACCGGAACAGCCGCCGCCGTCGTACTGTAGTACAGCGATATTGGGGTGAAGTTTGTTTGTGCCATTTCTGTTCCTAAAACCAAATCACCGCGTTATTTATAAACGTATCCGTCATAAGGCAATCCCGGAGTTTCAGTCGTCAAAGACTCATCAGGTCGCGGAAATCTGATGGTGATCCGCTCTGTCTTCCTTGCGGGTAACCGATACGGATCAAATTGGTCAGCGCAACCAGTATCGCAAACCTGCAATCCCGGAAAATTTGCATCCGATCGCAAAACTGAATGCGGATACTTCATCTTGCACCGGTCACACACTGCAATTGCAATGTCCGCATATCCGCGTGTGTCAAGAAAGCGTGGCATTACCGTGTGTAAACGCTAATATTTGGGGCCAGATAGATCGGAGACTTGTCGCGCTCTTCCGCCTCAGCTTGACCCAAATACTTCTCGGCCTGAGCCTCAAGATACTGAATCCGGTCCATGCCAACACCCGGCAGCTCTAGGCTCATGCGGTGAGCCAGCATCATGAGCGTTGCTTCATACCAACGCTGCGGCACTTCCAACTCATTCGTAAGCGCCCCAACGTCATCAATCTGACGTGAGTACCAAACCACCATTTGCACAAACGGGTCGCTTGGCACAGGCCACAAGTAGATCTTTGATTGCGGAATTGTCCGGTTAAACCAGAACTGAAACGGTTGATTGGCCGTAAAGTTCTTGTTCGGCAAGTTGGTGTAATCGTCCCGGTTCAACCGGGCCATCGTAATTTCAGTTGAGTTATTCCCAAAGAACAACTCCCGCAGACTCAAAGTTCCTGAAATTGCGCGGATTCGATAGTAAGCAACCGTGTAGCCCGGATCAATGTCGTACCAGATCCATTGGTTGTCAACCCAAACGGTCGGACCGGGAGCCGAGATTGTGGTCCATGTAATTCCGTCATAGGAACACTCAAATACCACATCGAACGTGCCAGAAACGCCCGGCAGGACGCCGATAGACCCAATATAGACCGCTGAATCATACTCAACTGCTATGTTTCCGCCAGCGGAAGTCTGCGTGCATATCGTGTCAATATAACCGTCGAAAGCATAATCAACCAGACCACCCGCGCTGCTTGTGTAAATCCCCGTTGGCCTTGCCATCTTGCGATACAAGGCTTGCAATACGTCGTTTCCGCCAACAGGAAGGTCGTAAATGTACTGGTTTGCCTTCAGGCCGTACACTTTCTTTTCGATTGCCCAATATTGAATACCTAAGTTAATTAGATTGGACAGCAAAAAAAACAAAGACTCACGAGCAGACGTTACCTGCTCCGACGTGAGTTCCTCGGCAAGTTTACCGGCCCGACGCGCTCCGTGGTCGATCAACTGCTGAACATTGATGACCGTGGTGCCAACTGTGCCTGAATACGCCATCTACCACCCCGGACAATTCCAACGTTTCATCGAGGCCCGAGACCGACTGCCTTTCTCGCTCTTCTCAGCCACCGGACCCATACGGGCGCAAAACGAATCACGCCTTGCTCCGCCTTGAGGTTGCGGTGCCTTGAGATCAGATCCAGTCTCGCTATTGTACTTTGCTCTGCCCTTTGCCGTAAGCCCCGCTCCCTGATCCGCCGGTAATTTTTCACCTCGGCCAATCGCCAAACTTGGGCCTCCATTCTTCATCTTTGCGGTCTTTGCAGACTCACGGAATGCCTCGGCAGTAGGAGCCCCCGGAGATCCCGGTTTGCGCATCCTCTCGTCGCTGCCCTCAGCTATCCTTTTCCTTTTGGCCGCAATGTTTGCGTACAAGCCGCCGCCCTTCATCTTCGCCTCATCGGCTTTGGCAAATTCTTTTCCAACAGACGTAGGAATACCAACTTTTTTAGCAAACTTTGGACTGTGCGCTACCGCTTCCATCAATCGGTGTTGGGCTGGTGATTTACTAGGCATTTATCTTTGGCCACTTAATATTGAAAGGGTCAACCTGAGTTGTAATATCTCGCAGCGCCTGACGGTACGTTGCCCATGCTGCTTTGTCAACCGGAGAGTCCGATAGCTGCGTCCAGAACGAAGTGTTGGGGAACCACTCAGTGTGGTCTTTGATTATGAGTTTTGAGTTAGCAAACTGCATAACTACCTCGTTGGGAATGCTGCGGTTGGCGTTGTGGTTACAGTGCGAGCAAAACCTTTGGTAATTCGAACGTCTTGGAGATAGCCGTTAAGTGGGTTTGTTCCAGTACGGCTAGCGATAGGGTTGCCATTTTAATTAACTCACTTTGTTAAACAGAGTGGATTGGTTATGGTTATTACTGACTGGCTTTGCAAGCTGCAACAAGCGCGTCATAGTCCGCGCCGATTTGCGCCTTAAGTACATCGCGAACGCGAACAATTTTTCTTTGCTCTGCCTTTTCTGTACGCAATAAATTGCGAAGCTTGTCACGATACTGATACTCAGAAATTAAAACTACATCATCATCGGTTAGGCTTTCTGGCAATTTATCAATAGCGGCTTCTTTGTATTGAAGCAAATCTTCGGGCCAGCTTTCCTGAGGTAATGCAGCAAGCATCGCGGTGTAGTTGTCAATGTTAATTTGGTAATAGTAATTCTCCATCTCGCGGCCCAAAGCAGCAACAACCAAATTGTTTAAGTGTTCTTGGTTAGTAATCATAAAACTTCCTTTTAAGTTAATTAAAAAACGCTATACCAGCCCCGTCTCCGGTTGGTAAAGTTGCCGGATCTGCATATTTAGTACCAAACCCTGCCGACCAAGGATAAGCAGAAACATATGGGGAGTTAACGTGTGCAACCGCAATTGCATTTCCATCAACATTAAATGCTACTCCAGTTCCATTCCCAGTTGGTAGTGTGGCTGGATCTGCATATTTAGTACCAAAACCGGAAGACCAAGGGTAAGTAGAAATATATGGAGAGGTATTGTGTGCAACAGCTATAGCTGTCCCTGCGGGATTAAAAGCTACTCCATTCCCAGTACTAGTTGGTAGGGTTGCTGGGTTTGCATATTTAGTTCCAAAACCAGCAGACCACGGATAAGCGCTTATTCTTGGGCTAGTACTATGCGCAACAGCTATATCTGCCCCTGAAGGGCTAAAAGCTACCCCATTCCCAGTGCTGGTTGGTAGTGTGGCTGGATCTGCATATTTAGTACCAAAACCGGAAGACCAAGGGTAAGTAGAAATATATGGAGTGGTAACGTGTGCAACAGCTATAGCTGTCCCTGCGGGATTAAAAGCTACTCCAAGACCAGTGCTGGCTGGTAGTGTGGCTGGATCTGCGTATTTAGTTCCAAAACCAGCAGACCACGGATAAGTAGAAATAAATGTTCCGCTAGTGTGTGCAACAGCTATAGCTGTCCCTGCGGAATTAAAAGCTATGCCGTTTGCTGAGCCTCCCGGCACAGTTGCAGGGTTTGCGTATTTAGAGCCAAATCCACTATTTGACCACGGGTAAACCTGCACTCTTGGGGAAGTAACACCATTACCAACCGCGATTACATTTGCTGAAACACTAAACGCTACACTAAGGCCTGTGCTGGCTACCGCAGTCCCCGGATCTGCATATTTAGTACCAAAACCGGCAGACCAAGGGTAAGCAGAAACAAATGGGGCGTTAGTGTGTGCAACTGCAACCGAAGAAAAAGAAACCCCTGCTGCGCTTCCTAAAAAGAAAAACTTACTGGTAGAAAACATTACGGCGTGTATCCTTGAGCAATCGAACCGTACCAGTTTGTGCCATCAGCAATGAAAGACAATATGTCCATTTTCCCGGCTGTTGCTGTAATTGTAGGAGCACCCGCAGTCCCCCATTTAACGCCCGTAAATGTAGCCGTACCATTGCCTGTGGCCGCAGCTTGTTTAAGTAATAGAGTAAATGATTTGCCAGCAGTTGCGGTGGGCATCGTGAATGTGCAAGCGGTTGAGGCTGTCAATGTGGCCGTTTGAACCGTACCGCTAGTTAATGCTATGGTATTTGTGGTTGTTACTGTTCCGATAGGCACAACACTTTCGGTGTAGTTGGTAATAGTTGGATTGGTTAATGTCTTATTAGTAAGTGTTTCAGTTCCAGCTAAGGTAGACAGCGTCCCCGTCGTTGGCAATGTGAGCGCCGTCGTACCGGAAACAGTTAGGGTCGTCCCAAAAGCACCAGAAATTGTAAGGGTACTAGCCGCATTGTTGGCTACGCCTGTTCCACCCTGCGCCGGCCCCAACCCAGTTGTAAAATTTATATCTGCATTGGGAAGCGTTATGGTCCTGCTTGCTGACAACGTAGTCGGTGTTAACGTAACCCCGTAACTAGATGTGCCGCCAGCACGGCCTTGCAAAATAACCGAGTCTTGGGTGGCCGCGGCCCTTGCCGTTGCAGTAGTAAATACGCCCGTCGTCGGGGTCGTAGCACCAACCGTCCCGTTAATGTTGATAGAGGCCGTTCCAGTGAGGTTTGTGACCGTTCCGCTTGACGGGGTTCCTAACGCTCCACCACTGATCAACAAGGTCCCAGTCTCGTCAGGGAGCGTCAAGGTACGGTTTGCCGTTAACGTCGTTGGGGTGATGGTTATGGCATAACTAGACGTACCCCCCGCTCGCCCCTGTAGGGTTACCGCATCTTGTGTAGCGGCAGCCCTTGCCGTTGCAGTAGTAAACGCCCCGGTCGTCGGAGTCGTAGCGCCAACAGTACCGTTGATGTTGATTGATGCGGTGCCGGTTAGATTTGTTACTACACCGGCAGAGGGGGTTCCAAGATCCCCACCGTTAACAACAAACGCGCCAGCAGAACCTGTATTCACACCAAGCGCCGTGACAACCCCAGTCCCGGTTGTGACCGTTGATGGAGCAGCACCAGCCCCGCCGCCGACAACCAGCGCATTAGAAGCAAGCGCGGCGCTAGAAGCCCAAGTGGTTCCGCTTGAGAAGTACGGCACTCCGCCGGAAGTACCGGCGACCGTTAAGGCCAGCGTCCCGGAAGTGGAAATAGGAGATCCACCAACCGAAACAATACCGCCAGTAAATGATTGGGCTACAGAAGTAACAGTTCCAACTGCCGCATACGCAAGACTATTCCACGCAGTTGATCCCGTACCAATCTTAAACTTGCCGGTGTCCGTTTCTGCGCCCATTTCCCCAACAGCAAGCGTTGGATTGGCCGATGTCCATTGTGCGGCAGTACCGTTTCGTATTTGTATCTGAACAGCCATTATGGTGTTCCTCCGTCAATTGCGGTAATCCCGCCATAATTACTTGATGGCGTTCCACCGTCAAGGTTTGGACTGCCGCCGCCTCCACCGCTTTGGGTTACCCAAGACAACGTACCAGATCCATTGGTAGACAATACCTGCGCAGAAGTCCCATCAGCCCCCGGAAGCGTCCAAGTTACGTTTGTGCCAACCGTTGTAGGAGATTTAAACGCTACATAGTTGCTGCTATCTGCGTCAGCAAAACGCAAAGCGCCTTGCGCCCCCAATTGTACGTTAGTGCCATCCCAAATAAAATTGGCCGAACCACCAAACGAACCCGAGTTATTAAACTGAACCTGCGTGTTTGAACCGCCGGGAGTACCACTACCACCAGAATACTGCGGAATGTTAAGAGTTGTCCCGTTAAAGGTAGCCGCACCGCTCGTCCCGGTCGTTGTTAGCGTGATCGGTGACTGATAATCAGTGTTTGCTATTGCCGCAGTGAATGCGCTAGTGCCGTTACCTTTAAGAACCCCAGTAAGCGTTGCTGCTCCAGTGCCGCCTCTATTTACCGCTACAGTCGCGCCATTCCATGTTGCGCTAGTAATAGAACCGGGGTAATCAAGGGTATTCGTTGACCACGAAGTGTTGCTAGGGGTCTGATCGTGTCTATCCCAACTTCCAGCAGAGGTCGCATTGGACAGCAAAACAACTGTTACATACCCGCCAGAGGGAATAGATGCAATTAAAGTGGCCGACGCATTATTTACAGTAATTGCACCGCTAGACTGATTGTTGTTAAAAGAAAAGATTGCGCCGTTTGGCAGTGTGGTTGCATTGGGTAATTGGATAACCTGACCACCAGAACCCGTAACGCTATATACGGGCGTTGATGCCGCCGTCAGAGTAATCGTGGTTCCAGACGCAGCAACACTGGTAAAGCCATTGAAGGTCGCGTTGGTTGATATATTGCCGCTGGAATCCTTAACAACAATGCCGCTTGCCGCATTAGTTGTAACGCCGAGCGCGGATACAACTCCGGTTCCAGTTGTAATTGTTGAGGGGGCTGCTCCAGCACCCCCCCCGATTACCAGCGAGCTTGCGGCCAGAACCCCACTTGATGCCCAAGCACTAGCCGAAGAAAAGTAAACCATCCCGCCAGAAGTTCCGGCCACCGTCAACGCCAACGTCCCGCTTGTCGTTACCGGAGATCCACCAACAGAAATCAACCCGCCTGTGAACGTCTGGCCTACGCTGGTGACCGTACCAGATCCACCACCCCCAGAATATTGCGGGATGTTGAGCGTGTTCCCTATGAATGTCGCTGCCCCGCTTGTGCCGGTCGTGGTCAGCGTTATGGGAGCCTGATAGTCAGTCCCCGCTGTCGCAATCGTGATTGGGGTTGTACCTGTACCCTTTAAGATACCTGTGAGCGTCGCAGCGCCCGTACCGCCACTGCCAACACTGAGTGTTCCACCTAGTGTGATAACGCCAGAGGTCGTGACAGGACCACCGGATGTGGTTAGTCCGGTAGTGCCGCCAACTACATCAATCGACGTTACCGTGCCCGAACCACCACCCCCACCAGAGAAAGGCTCTGTGAGTAGAACAATTGACATTACAACCCTTCAATGAAGGCTTGAGTCTTTGCCAATAAAGCTGCTTTAATACCTGCTACTTCTGCCTGAAGGGCTTCAGTTGCCGCTTGTGCTGTTGCTAAACTATCCGCTTGAACCTTGGCCGCGGCAGTAGCCGCCTTAGATTCTTTCTCGGCTTTCTTGGCGTCAGCAAGAGCCGCCGTCACTTGTGCAGACAATGCGTCAGCACTTTCCTTGGTTGCCGTGGCCTGCGATACGATTGCTTGAGCTTGAGCCTGAGCATCAGACACAATACTTGCCGCAGATGCTCGCGCATCACTGACAATCTGCCCAGCCTGCGCATTCGCCGCATCAACCGCATTCGCCGCATCGGCGTTTTGCTTTAACAGACTCTCACGCAATGCAATCACATCTGAAACAGGAGCAACAGCCTCAACATACTTTTTGTTCTCTTCAGTTGCTGCCTGAAGCTCTTTTAGTTTATTTGCGTAAACTTCCGGATTGGCAATAACTGACAGAAAATCCAGCAGTTGGTTCTGTGAACTGCCATCAATATTGTACGAAATCACGAAACACCTCCGCCGGCCTGAATAGCGGTAAACAAAGCAGACCCAGTGCCGCTATTCGATTTGATCCGAATGCCACGAACCGGGTAAGAAATATTTGAGTCTTTTGACGTGGTCTGAGAAGTCAACGTAGGATGGTCAGTCCAGTTCCCGCTAGAAGGCGTGTACCCACTGGCAAATACATCGTCAAACGTGTATTGAACTGTGTAGTTGATTGTGCCGGTTACCACAACACTCAACGCAATGTTTGTTGGCGCAGTGTAAATATCAGTAGGGTAAACAGGGGACGTTGTCGTCACATTGTTTACAGTAGTTACGAAAGGACGCATTTAACTCTCCAATGAAGACAGGGGCCAAAGCCCCCGTCCTTAACAGACCTTGCCGCCAGCCTTCTTTGGCATCATGAAGTCACGAGCCGGACCGTACTTTTCGTTACTGTCCTTCTTCGCAGCCTTCATGGTTGGCGCAAACTCAGCCATGTTCTCCGCCCGTAGCTTGCTCACAGACCCGCCCTTCTTATAGGTGCCAGACAGAGCCGTGATCGCTACTGGCGCAGGCATGGGTTTACGCCCCTGCTTCATCTGCTCCGGACCGCCGTCGTTTTGAACGCGGCCGCCCTCAGCAAACTTTTTTGCAGCACCACCTGTACGGTATCCACCGCTGTTAGCTTTCATCACACCACCAGTTTTGTAGCCGCTCATGCCGCCACCCATCATGCCGCCTTCTTTGAAACCACCTGCATTACCTTTCTTCACTTCACCGGTTTTGGCGGGTGAATTGTCAGGCTTCGCAGTGTTCATCTGGGTCGTAGCATATGAGCCCGAGGTCTTCTCGGAAACAATTGCACCACCCGTGGCGCACTTCATCATGCCACCCTTCTTGAAGCCACCAGCGTTGCCGTTCTTCACACCGCCAGTCTCGGCCGGTGAGTTGTCAGGCTTCGCAGTATTGACAGTGGTCGTTGCAGGAGAACCAGAAATTGACTGAGAAGGAATAGCACCGCCAGAAGCGTACTTTCCGCCCTTTTTCAACTTCAGTTCCGTACCCTTGCCGCCTTTGTGCTCTTGCGTATCGTGCTGCTTGAAGGCTTTCTTAATCATGGCCTTGTCTTGAGCCATGTCAGATTTCCCACCTTCCTTCATGGGGCGACCCATAGGAGCGGGAGGAGCGTTATCCATCATCGTTGCTGCGCGGCCTACAGGGGCCGAAGGACCGGCACCCATAGCCCTCATAGCACGGCGACGTGCAGCGAGCGCTGGCATCCCCGGAGACGCAGATGGACCCATCCCGCCACGAGCAGGTCCGGTCATCGCACCCATCGGCATACCGCCATCAGCCATTTTCTTGACCGATCCGCCTTTCTTTAACTTCAACTCAACAGATGGCTCCGTGGTCTCCATCTTGACCATTGGTTTGAACTGACCCATTTCAGCCTCCTTTAGGCTTGTGTGACGCCAAGAGCGCCAACTCGGGTTGCATTGGGACCGACTGCAATTCCGGGCAATGCAATGGTCATCACTGTGCGAACAGTACCGTCCGATGCAGTAGCGGGGACGTAGGTGCCGCGAACATCACCAGTGGTGGTCGTGGCTGTTGCAGTATCTGCGGCAACAAACGTACCAGCGTCTTGTGCAAGTGTGTCATTGCTCTTGACGCTGGTAACGTAAGCCACGTTGAACACGCGAACTGGAAGACCTAATTTATCACTTGTGCCAATAACAACAGCCGTTGCGGAACCAGCAATCGTTGCACTTGACACTTGAAAAAACGCTTTTTTCCCAGTCACAGCAGTACCCGCAGTCGCAACAGTGATTACCTCACTCATTGCCTGTCCGTAGTAATCGTAACCATTGACAGTAAATGCACGAGCAGTTGTCGAACAATTCACCTTGACAGCGCGAGGCAAGTCTAATTGAATAACAGTTGTTCCGTCAGTGCGAGTAACTGACTTTGCTGAAGTTCCAGCAGTCAACGTCACGGCACCAGCGGCGGCGGCAGTTTGTGATGCGGCAATGTTGTTAGTTACAGCGGCTTGAGGAATTACATCCCAAATGTAGACGCGACCAACAGGGCCAACACCTAGATCCATTTGAGACGGGTCGTCAAACGCGATGTTGCCATGCGCGGTCATTGTGGTGCTTGAAGCAGTCACAGATTGGTTGATGGTGTAAGTACCAGTGCCACCAGTGCCCGTGCCAAACGCCGTAATGTAAGTACCATCAGTAACGCTTGATCCGTCAACGTACATACCCACAACGATGGGTGCGCCTTGCAACAACGCTGTCACGGTCAATGTCGTAGTTGCCATTGAACCAGTAAAAGTCGTGGTGTAAGGTCGAATGCCAGTACCAATATAAGTCTGGGCAGGACCTAAAAACAGGTCATCTGAAAACTGAGGCATGGTCTGCTCCTTGAAAAGTTTGACCCACCAAAAACAAAAACGGGGGGTTGTTAGCCCCCCACCGGATTAAACGCCCGGCGTACCGTAAAGGGCACGCGGATCGGTCCAACCCACCTGATAACGCTCGGTTGCCTTGTAGCGCATAGAGTCGGTCTCGAAATCACCTTCCATGGTTTTTTCGAGCTTGCGACGCATCAGCAGCTTCATACCTTCCGGAGCATCCGTTTGCACCCACCATGCGCTTGCATTGGTCAGACGCGACAGAACAGCAGCACCCTCATCCAACAGCCCGATGGACTTGATTGGGTTCAGGTCGTTGTTTGCCGTGCCCGTGCGCAGGACAGACTTCAGCAGAACCTCAGCTTGGAACACGTTGCCCGGTGCAACCACCAGTTGACGTGGGACCAAACGGATCTTCTTACCGTTGTTGTCCACAGCCTGACGGATCTGGATGAGCATCTGCTCAAGCGAGGTCTGCGACAAGTTTGCGGCGGTAGCCAACTGGTTGCTGAACGAACCGTTGACGATCGGGTGAGCGGTGTTGATGAGGCTGACGCCGTCGCCACCGACATACGAACTGTTGAACGCACGGTTGAGCACGTTTGCCGACAACGTCTCCTTGGTCTCAATCAGCGACTGAGCAAGGTGACGAGCGTAGACGTTACCGATACGGATATGGTCGCCGTCCTCAACCAGCACTTTGGTCAACGCAAAGGCTAGGCCATAGACGTTGTACACATAGCGCTGCAGGAACAGAACACCACCCTGCTGGTACGAAACCGGGGTTCCGTCTGGCAGTTGAGGTGCCGCGCCGAAACCGTACAGGACGGGCTCTTCGTGGTAGTTACGGGGAATACCGGTCTGCTCGCGGAAAACCCGCGACCACTCGTCGGTACGCTGATCATAGACTCCATCAAAACACTCATTGAGGATCGGCTCAACGATTGACCGGAAGTCCGTACTGCGCATTGGGGCTGCCATTTTTTAGCCCTCCTTAAATAGCGTTGATGGTTGCTACATACTGGCTGCGGCTCACTTGAACCTGAACAACCGTGTACGCATCACCCCAAGCGTTATCAACAGCAGGCGTCAAACCGATAATCCGAAGATCACCAACTGCGCTACTTCCTGCCAACGTGGTAGAAATCGTGCACTGCGACAGACCCGTAGTGGTCGAACCCGCAGACACGTTGGTGAAGTTTGCCTGATCACCAATTGAGGTCTGAGCCAAACTACCGTCAGCCTGAATGTCATAGACAATCGCAGGATCAGAGTAGTAATAGGTGACTTGCGAGCCGGTCTGGTAAGACGTGCTAGCCGTCCACTGGTTGCTGATCTGACGCCGACCCGACGTATCGGTCCACTCGTGACCAGCAAACGCACCTTGGAATGCGCTACCAGCCGTTGCAGTGATGATGTTTCCAGACGTGTTCAGGGCAACAGGCTGCCCCTTGAGAATGCCAGTGGAATAACCACTAGCAATACCGTTAGCGAGCGCGATAGCCCGATCCAGACCAGACGGATGGAACGAGGGGCGCAAGCCGAACGGAGCGTTTGATGCTGACATAGCAATACTCCTTTGTTAACCGGAAAATACCGGCGTCTTAACAGTTCGGTCCAATTCGCCAAAGCCTTCGCCTTCGACCCTGCCCAGACTCTTGCCTGAACTGTCACGCGCACCCTGAATGTTCTCAACTTGTAGCCGAATCTTGTCCGACTCCTCATTAGGCATCTCATGGTGCATCTGCAACATGATGTCCTGATACATATCCATAGGGAGTTTGTACAGACGCATCTCGTTGCAAGCAATGAAACCAATGTCCTCGCCAGCCTTTACACGGTAATTGTCAAACCCAGATAACTCATCCGCTCTCACGGGAACGTATCCAAGCCGCATCCGCTTATCAATACTGTCGTAAGCATTCGTCGTCGATAACCAGCAAAGGTGCCATCCCGGAATCTCCGGAACCTTTGGCAGCGCACTTTGTGTCCATTCCTCGCTCCACATCCTGCGACGTTCCTGCGCGGTCATGAACTTCTCTTCAACAGGGCCTCGTTCTGCGTCCTCGCTTGCGCGAGTTTCGCGTCCACCAGCACTGAGAGATTTTTTAAGTCGTGAATCCATTTCAAGCATTCCTATTAAGTTTGGCTTCTGCGGCATAGCGTTTGATCATTCGGGCACGTTTCTCTGGATCATCCCAAAGTCCCGCATCCTTCATCGCACGCACTTGCTCCGGTTCAAGAACAAAGGTGTTGCCCCCAGAGGCCCTACCCGTCTCCCTACCCGTTCCCGTCACCACGCTTCTAGGTCTGCTCCTATTTGATTCACTTCTCTGATTGTACTTCTCTGGTAGCCTCTTTTGCAAGCGACTATCCAATTCATCCCAAAAGTCCGGATCAGAAGGATTCCATCCCTCTTTAATCATCTTTTGATCAATGACCCGAACAATCTGCGAATCTTCATCATCCCCGCCCTGATCAAACCAAGGATTCCGATCAATCCACTTATGCGCCAACCTTACCGCATCAGGATTTACCGTACCCTGACTCTGCTGCTCACCAGCCTCTGCAGCACGATTCTTGAAGCCATTCATTGCCTCAATCTTGCGCTTTGAGTCGTACCACATCTGCTGCGCTTGCGTGAACGCTTGCCCGTTAGCCGTATCCGTAGCCTCGCGCATCTTGGCCGTGGCATAGTTCAAACGAAGCTCTTCGTCCTCAATAGCCTTGTCCAATCTCGCAAGATCAGCCGAATAAGACTTGCGCTCCAACCCAGCAAGGCGCTCCATCAAATCCTGATTCTGCTTCTGCAGCAGCGTCAGTCGCGTGTCCTTCTCTTCGTTAGACTTGCGGATGTGGTCTTTCTTGGCCCTGCGACGGTTTCTACGGGCTTCGCGTTGCGCGTCCGTATCATCGGGGTGATCAGAGTCGTCGTCGCCTCCTGCGGCCTCCTGTTGGGGATTCTCAACCCCTTCAGGCAACTCGGCTACCGCCGATCCATCCGCAGACTCAACAATAACAATCTCGTCGTCTTTTTGTTCGGTGCTCATAGGTACGCCTTCATAGTCAATGGGTCACCCGTCACCTTTGCGATCATCTCGTGATCGTTGAAGACAGCAAACAGAGCCGGATCTTCATCAGGCTCACTCGGAACCGCAACCTCCCAGCGATCGCCACCCCACTTGGGTACGCGAATAAAGTCGCCGGGTTCACACCATGAGCCTTCCGGCCATGACTGCATCGTATCCCGGTGCTTGAACGCCAATGGCCCGACATGAATGACCTTGGCCACCATGTTCTGCCATTTTTCGGTTTCTTTGGTCTCTTCAACCAAAATAATGCCGGAGCCAGAAGTTTTCTTCTTAGTCCGGCGCAGTTGCACAAGAATCCGGCCGCCAAGTGGCTTGGCTCCGGGGTCTACGCTTGGAAACGCCCAAGCTAACTCAGCGCTTTCTTTCAGCGCTCCTTCGTTAGTCATCTTTTTCTTCCATTAAGGAGTTGAGAATATCTAGGGCCTCTTGCAGCCCCGCGTGATGACCCGTCATGCGGACATAAGCGTCCCAATTCACCGCATTTCCAGCGGCTAAGGACGCAGCTATTTCTAGCTGTCTACTTTTGATCCCGCCAATCAGGTCGCCTAACGTCTTCACTTTTTCTTCGCTGGCAATGCACTTCCTGTTTGTTTTGCCGGTGCGCCGTTAACCGGTGCCCCTTGAGCCATTCGCTTGTGTTGCGGAACCATTGGTCCCTTCTGCTCTGCGTCACTGGTAGCCATACTGATCTCCTTGTTGAACCAAACCACCCTGTGCAAACTCCAAAGCCGTCTTCTGCTGATCATGACTTAAACGCGCCGCATCCCTAGTCAATCGAGCAGTCTCAATACGCTCTTTGGTTTCATTGTCACCCGTTGCAATCGCAAGCCGCAATTGTAGATCTTCCATCGCAATCTGGTGGTCCATCTGCATCTTGGCCATCTTTGCCTGACCATCCGTCTGCGCTTTCTGCTGTTGAATCTGAATCTCAGCCTGATCACGCTGCTGACGCCTTTGCGTCTCAGCCATAGAAGTCTGCATGAGAACTTGGTTTGCACCATCTAACGGAGGCTTAGGCTTGTACTGCTCCATCGTCTTCATCATCTGCTGAATCACCGGCAAGATCCCAGCAAGCGTCTCTTGCGTGTCAATCGTGATGTGCTTAGACGCAGCAGCAAACAACTTGTCAATCTTCTTGGGATCTTTCTCAATCTCGTAGTTTGCAATCTTCTCGCCTAGCGCCTTCGTAGCGTACCCATTCATCCGGTTTAGATACCAGAGCACAATGTGCTGCTTGATGTGATCCATCGCCTTTGGCAAATAACCACCCGCCAACATCGGGTTACTACCCAACGTCGGATCTTTGGCGTAGTCTAAATGCACCTGAATGTGCGCTAAATGGTCCTGCTCAGGGTACGCAAACGCCGCCTGACCGATAGACATCGACACGTTCTCGTTAACCGCGTCAGCCTTCTCCTGCGCCGGCTCATCAACCAACAACTCGTTGATTCCGGGCACCTTGATCTGCTTCAAGAACCGCGAAACTACCGCCTTCCGGTTGAACAGATCCGGGTAGTCCTTCATCATGGCCATAACCGCTTGGGTCTGAGCCATTCTCTGCGTTTCCGAGAAGATATGAGGATCAGAAACCGGCACAACATCCGTTAAACGCGCAAAATCATCGCGCTTGATCTCTAAATCCTCAACAACCTCGCCTTTCCTCATGTCATCGAGGTACCAGCGGTTGATTCGGCTCAGAATCTTCAGAATTTTGCCTTGCGACTCGTGCAAACGGGCGTGAATAGACGAAAAAACGGCCGCGCCCTGCTCAATCAGCGCCTGAGTCGTCCCAACCGGCGTGTTGGAGTTCACATCCGCAATCTTTTCCTCGGCGGTAGTAATCACGCCCTTGGCCTGTACCGTCAACCACTGCAACAACTCAAACAAAACCGGGCTGGGCGGGTTAAACGGCATCGGCATCGCTAGTTTGCGGATGTCATCCACCCCCGGCGCAGCCTCAATTTCGTTAACCTGCGTGACTTCAACCTGCTGCGACTGCCCAGAGACCTTTGCGCCCTTGAGCTTGAGCATTGTGGCCGCGTTACTGATGTGCGCAGTGTCTAAAAGGGCGCGAAGAGAACCAGTAAGAGCAGCAGATAGGCCGCCAATAAGATGAGGCAGGCCAACAGCATAAGCACCACGCCAAGGGATAAATTTGAACTCGACAATCCAGTCGAGCTTGGCCATCGTCTCATCGCCTTCCTCCCAATTTCGGTACAACCCAACAACCTCAGAGTTCTGGTCGTCAATCATCAGGACGTACGGAGCCATCTCCCCCTTCGTATACTGGTCGTCATCTAGCTCCAACCACGTATAAACGTGATAAACCCGGCGGATTCCGTCCTCGTTGTCGCCCGATCGCTTTCCTTCAATCTTGTCAGTAGCCTTCTGAGGCCCCGTCTGCTCAGGCTCAATGCTGGTTTTGACAAAATCTACGTCCCGGTACAGCCCAGACCGCACCCGATTTTTAAATTCGTAGTCCGATAGGTCGTGAACTTCGGTAACTCGTTGAGCCGTATAGAAATTTCCGGCCGCAAACGGGATTAGTACGTTGTCAATTGGCAAGAACTCAGCGCACGGGCGCTTCTTCTTTTCGTCGTACCAGAGCTTGATGTACTGCGAGCCACCCAACGGCAACTGAGTGAGCATCTGCTCCTCTTCGTCACGGAACTCTTCAATCTGTTCCGTCAACTGCCAGTTCATAAACTCGACTTTGCGCTCGGCCTGCTTGACTTTCTCTTCGTCAACGTCGCCCAAAATCTTGGTTTTTGTCGGGCCGTCCGGCGGGAACATCTCTTTGATCGACCGCGCAGCAAAATCAACGCAAGCCTCGGCCATTGCCGGGTGAACTACCTTGCTTGCGCCGTTGAAGTTAGCCCCGCCGGGTGCGTCATTGCCTAATCCAGTACGCCGAATCCCTTCCTCGTACTGCTTGTCACGCTCCTTCCGGGCTTCTTTGTCCTTCTCCGCATACTCGATATATCGCAACGCGATACCATCAAGTTCAATAAAGTCAAAACTCGCGTCATCCGCAAGGTTTTGATAGAAGTCCTCGTTGTCTAGCGGTCCTTCAATAGGCATCGTGACAACCGCAGACCCGTCAGGCAGTTCCTCAATGTTGGAACCATCAAGGTTTAGTTCTGGCTGAGGCTCTTCAGCGCCAGCGTCCTGCGGCTCACCGCCGATAAATCGGTTGTACTCTGGATCAATCGGGAATTCGGTAGCCATCAGTCTGCGCTCTCTAAACTGGCAAGGAAGTCATCAATAGAAACATCTCCGCCTTCTTTTCTTTGCAAACCCGTTGTTCGATAATCTGGCATTCCGCCTCTCATCCACCAAGGAAGAATAACACCTTCACCCGTGCGAATTTGATCAAGAACTTCTTTTCTTATATTAGCCGGGTTTGGTTGTCGACCTTGATTGTGCAAAGTATATGCAATTTGTTTTTCAAGCAAGTCTAGCGCGTCCCCACGAGGAGAAATCAACCCGGTCAACTCTCCACCGCCAAACCAACGCCCTGCTTGCGCCATCCCGCCGGGAAGTCCGCCAAGTTCGCGTGCAATGCTTAACATACCCTGTTCGCCGGGATGGTACTCAGAATTGCTGAACCCCCCTTGTTCGCTGAAGTACGGGTGGTATCTGCTGCCAAGGGTTTCCCCAGATGCTTCGTGCGTATCAAGCACCACTGATCCGCCAAAATCTCCCGCTTTCTGTGTGCCATACGTTGGAATTTTGTAGTTGGTCGGAATGTTTGCCAAACTCATATCGCGCAAATTTCGACCGCCTTCAAGAACATCCGCTACACCTTGACGATGTATAGGCATCAAAGGCAATCCCATACCATAGGTGTTTTTGAAATCTTCCATTCCACGCAAAACATTGGCTTCCGTTAGTGGAATGCCTTTGGCGTGCATATCCCGCAAGAACTGGCCTACCGCCATTTCATTCATAATTGAATTTCTTGCCGAGGCCGGTGCCAACGAATGGATCCATTTTTCAAACGCATCAGGAGCCATGCCGGCTTCAAGCGTTGCTTGTTTGATTGGATACAAAGATGCGTAGAATGTTTCGCCGCCCAACGGCAACCCACGCATAATTTGTTTTTTGATCAACGCACGGTTTTGCGGATCCTCATACAACTCATCTACATAAGAAGTGCTGCTTCTTGAAGGAATGTCCCGCGGGAAAGTTGACTGTTGAACGCCGGGGAATCCAGCAAGTGCATCTTTAATTGAAGATCGATCAAATGCTTGCAACTCAGGAGGAGGCGGAGTCCACGCTTCCGTTGGCTGATCTAAAAACCGATTGGCTTCATCAATTCTGTTTTGCACAACTTTATTTGTGTTGCGCATTCTTTGCAATTTATTTGCCGAGTAACTTGTTGGCGTCAATGCACCATAACTTTTCACAATACCGGGCTTGTCAGTCCTTTCCCATTCAAGTTTTTTTTGCGCTTGTTGCAACGCTTTTTTCTGCACATCTTCTGCCGCGAACTTTGGATTGGTTTGAGCAATTTGATCCGCCAACCTTTGTTGTTGATCGCTCAAAGCCGTGTTGGTGTAGTTTGGAGAAACCCGTTCGGTTCCTCTTGTCTTGAGAGAATTCAGAAAATCATCAATGGCTTCTGCGCCGCTTTTGATGACTTCTTTTACTCTTTGTTTGGCTGGGTTGCCGCCCGGTGCCATGTGAACTTCCCCGCCGTGGGCATAACGCTCAACAGCCGTTGGGTTGTACATAATGGCTGCACGATCGCCTAACAGGCCCTCGTACCCATACTCTTTTGCAAGCCGCTCGAAGTCAGTCAAAGCCTGATCCTCATTGATAATCCCCTGATTGCTTCGGGCGGTAAATGGCATTCTGTTTGCTTCTCTAGCCAACAGTCCCAATCGTTCTGGGTCGCTGGCCATACTGTACAGGTTCTCACCTTCCGTACCGTAACGGTACTGGCCGAGTCCAAACTCCGGCCGCGGATTATCGCCACGATAGAAATATGTCCGATCCATCACCGGCGCTTTTGATCCCTGCAGGCGGTATAACTCCTCGCCCCGTATGCCAGTCCCGTAGCGACTCGGATCAGTCATGGTAAGGCTTGGATCATGGCTAAAGTGCGTTAAGCGCTCGGAAGTTCCCTGAGACGGCCTGAAAATGCCGCTCATGTACTCTGGCAATCCACCTTCATACATCGGGTCCGTAAACTCGGGCGGCAGCAACAACCCGCGGTTAGGTGAATACTGGAAGTTCTCACCGTACAACGCACGCTTCTGCTGCGCAATCTCGTTGGCCAGCCCTTCGTCGCCTCGGCGCATTGCCTCGTAACGCAATGCATCTAGTTTGGCCAGTTCAGCCTTCAACTCGACGTTAAGGGGCGTGTAGTTGACCACGCTATTCTGACCCCGTGTCTCTGTGGCCAACGCAATCCGGGCCAGCGGTGAGTACATTTGGCTGTGTGCGCCAAACGCCAACTCCTCACCCTTGGGCCCAAATTCATTCCCATGCACAGCGTGGCCAAACAAGTCATGAACCGCCCGAAACTGTTCCGTCTGGTTCAACCCAGTGCGCGGATCCACCTCGCTCATCATGTTGTGGGGCTCGCCACCCTGAAACACATACAAGTGCTTGTTGCCGTGAACGTCCTCTAGCATCTCTTTACTGGACCGATAGTCACCTTCGCCAGCCCGGTGGAAAGACATATTCACCGGCATCTGGTTGAACTGCTGACCCGTCTCGTAGTTAAGTTGGCGGTACGCCTTGTTCATCAGGTCGTCGTAATTTTTCGCCCCGATTGCATCTATCAACTCAGGCATCTGGCGGCCGTAAGCCTCATACACCGCTTGCTTGTACTGCGGATTGTCGGTTGAAGCCTCCATGAACGCCCGGCCAATCGCTCCTTGCTTTGCCAATGACGTTGGCGGCATAGCCCTCAGCGAGTCTGCAGTGTGCGTACCGCCAAACTTCTCAGCAGCGCGTCTGGCAATGTTGTTCTCTTGAACTAATCGGGCCACCTCTTCAGGCGAGTAGCGTTTCGCCACTTTGCCTCGAACCGCTCCCGTTCCTCCGGATCCAGTTCCCTCGCCGGTCCCAGTAACTTCTCGTATGCCTGTACGGCTTGCCTGACCTTCTCCAGCCCCGCTTGGGCTGATTCGGTAGAAGGGTCCTTCTTGTGCTGTGACATAATTTACTTCTCCTGTTGGTTTATTTCCGTACAATTTTTTGATAAAGTCATCAACCGACGTAGCGTTTGACCCCTTCATTATTTGTATAGGAGCCGTGCCGGTAGCGTTCAGAACTCTCTGCGCTAGGTCATAGCCAGCATCGCTAGTCACTGCGTTCTTGATGCCCTGAGCCACACCCTTGGCTACCCGCTTCCCTTGGCCAATCGCAGGGATCAAGTCCATTAGGCCAAACCCCGTCTCAACGCCAGCGCCAATAATGTCACCGCGTTTAAGTGCATTTGGCACGTTGGCCAGATTGCGTATTGCCTC